TGTAAAAGTTGTAGAAGATGGTACAGCTACTATAGTAGGTAAATCAAATGTAGTAGCTTCAATTTCTAAAATACGAAAGGCAACATCTAATGTACAAGGTGTTGCAACTGTAACAGGTCAGACGGAAAAATTAAGATTAGCATCTTCTGTAATAGTTTCAGTATCTACTACAAGCGGTTCTGTTCTACGTTTAAGAAATGTTATTGCTTTAATATCTGGTGTTAGTAATACTACAGGCGAAGCTAATAAAAGATTACTAGCAGATAATGTTGTTATACAGGGTATATCAACTTCTATTGCAGATTCACGAACTTTTATAGATGCTATTGCTTCTATTCAAGGGCTAGGAAGTACAGATGCATTAGTAGTTTCTTTTAATTATAATTTCTTTAGAGAAAATTATGATAGGATAAGAACTGTATATGTTGATAACATATTTGGTTCAACTTCTGCTGAAAGAAAAGTTTTAGTAGCGTCTGAAAATAGAGTAGTTAAAATACCTGCTCTACTAAGTAGTTCTTTCTTTAGAAGAAGATATATAAGGGCAAGATAAAATGAGTTTAAAATTTCCAAATAAAGATAAAGATGATACGCTTGATTACAGTGTAGATTGGTCTAGGTTTTTAGGGGCTAACACTCTATCTCAAGTAATTTGGTTTGTAAAAAATGAAAATGGTGTTAAGACTAGAATAAACGCAGGTGACACTGTTAATAATATTACATCAACTTCTCAATTAATTTCTACCAACGGTAAGGTAGCTATTATATTTTTATCTGGTGGTACAAATAATTTAACTTATAATTTTACCTGCAGTATCACAGATAATAGAGGCGTAAGCACTGAACGTAGCATAAACATAACTATCAAAGAGAGATAAAATGGCGTATGACTTCTTAGAATTAGTGAATAAAATTAATAGAAGATTAAATGAAGTCGAACTAACTTCCGCTAATTTTGAAACTGCGGCAGGTTTTTATGCACAAGCAAAAGATGCAGTTAATCATTCTATAAGAGATATTAACCAACAACAGTATAACTATCCTTTTAATCACGTGGAAAACGAAGACGTAGTATCAGCAAACATAATGCGTTATTTTTTTCCTGAAGGTTTAAAAACAGTATCTATGAATAGTTTTAGAATAAAAAAAGATACCACTATTGGAGTTGAAACAAAAAAATTAAAAGTAATAGACTATGAAGAATATCTTAATAAGTATATAGAATACGAATATGATAATTCAAAAACAGGTACACCTGAATTTGTTTTTAGGACACCCGATTTGCGATACGGTTTAGTACCTACTCCTGATAAAGCATATACTGTGATATATGAATATTATCAATTTCCTGTAGACTTAGAGTTAGCAGACGATGTACCAACAATACCAGAAAGATTTGCTCATGTTATAGTAGATGGTGCAATGTATTATGCGTACCTGTTTAGAGAAAATACACAAGACGCAGTGTTAGCTAAAGAAAAATTTACTGAGGGCATAGACAATATGAGAAGTCTATTAGTAAATAGATTTGAATATGTTCGTTCTAGTATGATTGTAAACAACACAGGCAATACAAGTGCTGGTAGTTCTAGGGCTACCGCTGGTGCTGCTTTTGATTAAACTTGACAAAATCAATAATTTATATATAACTATATAAGGTACGCTATGGCAGACGCATGGAAAACATATCCAATAGAGTTGTCGGGTGGTTTAGTAACAAATCTTAGCCCCGTACAACAAGGTATAAATGCGGTAGGAACTGCTACAATTTTACGTAACTTTGAACCCTCTATTGAAGGCGGTTACAGAAGAATACAAGGTTATTCTAAGTTTGACAGTAACACAATTGCAGGAACTAATACAGGAAGTACCCCAGATATAATTAGAGGTTTAGTTCGCTATGCAGGTTTTGTTATTGCTGCTAGAACAACACATTTATATCGCTCATCAGGAAGTGGCTGGACACAAATAACAGATAGTAGTAGCTTTGGCAGTACAGGAATATCTTTGTCAGGTTCTGGTAAAGTTAGGTTTTTAAAATATAATTTTGATGATAACGAAAATTTATTTATTGTTGACGGAACAGGCAATCCAAAAATATATGACCAAGTTGCGAACACAATAACTGAAGTAAGTTCTTCTTCTCTTACAGGTGCTGATTTTGTTGCTCTACTAAAGGGGCATATCTTTGTAGCAAATGGTTCTACTTTAGCATTTTCTGCCTACTTAAATGACACAGACTTTACATCAGCATCTGGCGGTGGTATATTTAGATTCAATGATACAATAACAGATTTAATAGTTTTTCGTGACCAGCTAATTGTATTCACAAAAAATAGTATAAGCAGAATTATAGGAAGTAGTGCAGCCGATTATAGAATTGAACCTGTAACAAATGATTTAGGAGCAATTGCACCTGATACAGTACAGGAAGTTGCAGGAGATGTTATCTTCTTAGGACCAGACGGTTTAAAATCTTTAGGTGCAACAGATAAGATAGGAGATTTTAGTCTTCAAAATTTATCTAATGCTATACAAAAAGAAATTACAAACTTATCTAATTTTTCTTCTACGTTTGCATCTACTACTATAAGAGCTAAAAGTCAATATAGAATTTTTGCATATGATACAGCTATAAATGACATTAGTTCACTAGGTATATTAGGTACACAAGGGGTGCAAGGAAATTTTTCTTGGGCTGAAGTAGCAGGTATAAAAGCTAGAGCAATATTTAGTGAGTACGAAAACGATGAAGAGTTTATTTATTTTGCTAACGATGATGGCTACGTTTATAGAATGGAAAGTGGAAATAGTTTTGATGGAGCAAATATAAAAGCTATTTTTTACACACCTCATCTAACTATGGATGACCCTAGAATAAGAAAAACTTTTTACAAAGGGATAGTATATACAGACCCTACAGGAGCAGTTAATTTACAGGTTTGTTTAAATTTAGATTTTGGTACAGTTGAACCTCAACCTGTGTGTATTACTTATGCTAATGATTTAACTGAATTTTCAGTATATGATAGTTTAAATTCTATATATGATAGTACAACAGCCCAATATAGTTCTGATAATTTTAATAATATTCTTACTAATCAACTGATTGGGTCAGCAAAAGCATTTCAATTACAAATAACTTCTGATGATAAAAATCCACCTTTTAGTTTAGATACAATAGTACTAGAGTATAGTCTTAATGGGAGAAGATAATGGGAAACACATATACTAGACAGTCTACTAATGAAATTGCTACTGGACTAGTAATTAACGCAGCAGATTTAAATGCAGAATTTAATGCTTTACTAGATGCTTTTAGCTCTAGCGATGGACACACACACGATGGAACAGCAAATGAGGGTGGACGCATTGAGGTATTTGGACAGGCTGGAGAACTCAGAGGTACTAATGCTAATGTTATTCAGCCTTTTCAAGATGATACAGTTGATTTAGGAACAACGTCTGCTAAGTTTAAAGATTTTTATTTAGATGGTATAGCATATTTAGATACCATAAATTTAGACGGTACAGCTATTACATCTACAGGTACAGAATTAAACATAGTAGATGGTAGTACATCTGCTACTTCAACAACATTAGCTAATGCTGACAGATTGATTGTCAATGATAATGGCACTATGGTTCAAGTAGCATTAACGGATTTTGAAACTTACTTTGAATCTGAATTAGATACTTTATCGAATGTTACAACTGTTGGTGCTTTAAGTTCTGGTTCAATTGCTTCTGGATTTGGTGCTATTACAACAACTAATACTATTACCTTTGGAACATTATCAGATGGTACAATAAGTATTGCTGGTTTTAAAGATGAAGATGACATGTCTTCTAATTCTAATACACATCTTCCAACACAACAGTCTGTAAAAGCATATGTTGATTCACAGGTAACTGCACAAGATTTAGATTTTCAAGCTGACAGTGGTGGTGCATTATCTATAGATTTAGATAGTGAGACATTAACTTTTACTGGTGGAACAGGTATTGATACTAGTGGCTCTGGAAATACTGTAACATTTTCTATAGATAGTACAGTAGCTACTTTAGCAGGTGCAGAAACTCTTACTAATAAAACTTTAACTACTCCAATTATAGAAGAAATAGATAGTAGTAGTACAATTACTCTTGATGCTGGAACAAATATTATACTCAATGCAGATGGTGGTAATATTAGTCTTCAAGATGCAAATGCTACTTATGGCTCATTAACAAACACTTCTGGTAACTTAATTATTAAATCGGGAACTACAACAGCCTTAACTTTTGCAGGTGCTAATGCTACTTTTGCTGGAACAGTTGCAGTTGGGCAGTTGACATTAAATGGAAATAGCTTACTTTCTTCAGGTGCTATAAATCTGACACCTACTGGTAGCAATGCAGTTGTCATAGATGGGTTAAGTTTTCCAGTAGCTGATGGAAATGCTAATGAAATTTTAAAAACAGACGGCAATGGAGTATTAAGTTTTTCTACAGTTGCTAATTTGTTTACAGAACAAAATGATTTAAGTACGAATGTAACTTGGGCAAATGTTCCTGATGCAAATATTACACAGTCTAGTGTGACACAGCATGAAGCAGCGTTAAGCGTAACAGAAAGTCAGATAACAGATTTACAATCTTATTTAACGTCTGTAAGTGTAAATGATATTTCAGATACAACTATAACATCTGTAGCTGATAATGAATTATTAGCATATGATTCATCTAGTAGTAAATGGATTAACCAAACACCTACGGAAGCAGGATTTGCTACTGTAGCTACAAGCGGTGCTTATTCTGATTTATCAGGTACTCCAACAATACCTTCAGGCGGTGCTGGGGGCGTTAACACAACAGGTTTTAGCCAAGTAGGTAGTTCTACATCAACAACTACATATGGTTCACATGTTACTAGAGCAACTGTAACAATTACACCTTCAACAACTAGCGCAAAAATTTTATTACTTACTAGTATGGAAATATCACATGTAACACCTAGTGCTTCTGGTAGTATTCCTGACGAACAAGAAAGAACTAATAGAGGACAAATTGCGTTAAAAAGAAATGGAACAGAATTATCAGGAAGTCTAAGAGAGTTGCGTTCTGGAGGTTTTGTTAATTCAGGTTCAACAGACCCTTGGTATTATCATTTATCTACTCAGTATGTAGACCAACCAAATACTACTTCTTCTGTAACTTATACAGTTACCTCTAATGATTTAGATGTATCCCCAATTGTTTTTGACATAAGAAATTGTTCTCTTATAGCTGTAGAGATATCAGCATGATGCTAGACCCTATGTTATTTTGGAATATAATTCTAACGATGGTTATTGCACCAGCATTCTGGGCATTTCGTCAGATGTTTGCAGAAGTAAAACGCTTGCAGATTTTACTAAACAAAACTCGTGAGGACTACGCTACTAAAATGGAACTACGGGATAACATGGATAGAGTTATGGAAGCATTACATAGAGTAGAAGATAAACTAGATAGAGCGTTAGATAGGAAATAATTATGGCTATGTTCAAAGCATTTAAACCTAGCGGTATGGTAAAGATAGCACGTGCTATGGGTTATCAAGGGGATATAAAAGATTTTGATAAGTTTCTTGGAGCTAATCCTGCTAAACAAATGCAAATGAATAACTTTGTTAATCAAGCACGGCAGATGGCAAAGGGTGGTGTTGTTATTAAAATGCAGGAAGGTGGTACAACTACACCTACAGAAACTACTGAACAACCAGCAGAAGAAACTACATCACCATCACCAAACATAGGTGATATAACTGTACAAAGAATGACACAGCCCGGTGTGCCTACAGGTGGTAAAGTAGATGCCGCACAGATAATGAACCCATCAGGTGCAGTTCCTACAGGCACAGAGTTAACTACTGGTACAGGACAAGTTGGAACACTTCAACCTATAGACACTGCTGTAGCAGGTGTTACTCAAGCAGATACGGTACAAGAAAAAGCTCCACAAACTGTAGAAGCAGAGACATCTAAAGAAGATGTAGATACAGCATTAAATGCAACACAAGCCGCACAAGGAACAGTTGACCCACGTGCAGAGGTAGTAGCATCACAACAAGCAAAGAGTTCCGTAGGCGATTTAAGTGCTGCACAAGGTGCAGGAATACTTATGGATAATCCTGTACAACGTGAGATACAGGATGGTGAACTTATCACAGGTGCGGCAGATGCACAGAAAGCCGCTAAATTTACAGAAGAAATACAAGCGGCTCAAGCTACACCTACACAAAAAGCTACGGTGCAAGGACAACTAGATAGCTTAATGCAGGATTTTGAAGGTGGTAACACACCAGCATGGGCTGCTGGTGCTATGAGAGCAGCACAAGGTATGTTAGCATCTCGTGGTTTAGGGGCATCCTCTATAGCAGGTCAAGCCGTTATTCAAGCGGCTATGGAATCAGCTATACCTATTGCACAAGCAGACGCATCTACAGTAGCTCAGTTTGAATCACAGAACTTATCCAACAGACAGCAACGTGCTATGCTTGCCGCACAACAACGTGCTACATTTATGGGCATGGAGTTTGACCAAGAGTTTCAAGCACGTGTACAAAATGCAGGACGTATTGCTGATGTAGCTAATATGAACTTTACTGCTGAACAACAGGTAGCATTAGAGAACAGTCGTATTGCTAACACAATGAACTTACAAAACCTGAATAATCAGCAAGCCTTAGTAATGGCTGAAGCTGCGGCTTTATCTCAGTTAGATATGGCAAACTTATCTAACAGACAGCAAGCGGCTGTAATGAATGCACAAAACTTTATGCAGATGGATATGCAGAACTTGTCTAATCAACAGCAGACAGAAATGTTTAAGGCACAATCTCGTATTCAATCTTTGTTTACAGACCAAGCTGCAGAGAATGCCGCAAGACAATTTAATGCCACATCACAGAACCAGACAGACCAGTTCTTTGCAAGCCTACAGTCACAGACATCTCAGTTTAATGCATCACAGGCTAATGCACAGGCACAGTTTAATGCAGGTCAGGTGAATACAGTTGAAAGATTTAATCAAGAGATTGCTAATCAACGTGACCAGTTTAATGCACAGAACCAGTTGGTGATAGCACAAAGTAACGCTACATGGCGTAGAGAAATTGCTACTGCGGATACCGCTTCAATTAATCGTGCTAACGAATTAAATGCTAAAGCTGTACTTGATATATCTAATCAAGCCTATAATAATCTGTGGAGTTATTACTCAGATACTATGGAGTGGGCATGGACATCTGCAGAGAATGAATTAAATAGATATGCAGACATGGCAATAGCACAATTAAATGCAGATGAACGTGCCAAAACTGCAACACAAGCAGGTAAAACTGCTGCAGGTACAGCTATTGGTAGCCTTATAGGTACGCTTGGCTCTGCTTGGATAGGTGCAAGTTTCGGAAAGAAGTAAGGAGATTAATATGATTACTAATCCAGCAAGAGAATTGTATAGTAACATGGACATAGATAAATTAAAACCTGCGAAGGAAGAAACAAAAGGTTTGTTATCTAAAAGAAACTCTATGTCTATGCCTAATGATGCTTCTTCCCAACCTGCTTTTAGAGTTGCTCAACATATGTTAATTTATAGACAGCAAAGAGAGATGTTAAAAAATGGATGAACCTTTATTTGATGCACCTATTCCGGGTCAGGGTTTAACTCACGAGTTAGGCGGTAGACCTTGGCAAAGCCCACCTCAGTATAGCACTGTAGATGAGGCAGTTGATTATTATACATCACGTTTATCTACTCCTGAAGCTACGTCACAAATAATAGACATACTCAAGATGGGTATACCTGTTACATCTTTAGCAAATACTATTCAGATGAGTAGCATTATGGATGGTAAGCATAGCATTGATGTAGGAATGCTTGTGTTACCTTTAATTGTTGAAGTTATAATGTACATAGCTGAACAAGAAGGTATAGACTACGATGATGGTCTGACAGATGTAAAAGATAATAAAACAAATGCAGTTATACTAGAGAATATACGTACACAGATGAAAGAAAAAGCAGGTGAGCCTACAGAAGAAAAACCTGTAGTAGAAGAGCAGGTAGAAGAACCTACAGGATTAATGGCACGGAGAGCATAATGGCATTTTTAACAGGATTAGTAACAGGTTTAGCAAGTTCAGTTGATGACCGACTTAAAAAAGATATGCTACGTACACAAGAACGTATTGACGGTATGGCTCAGTACCGTGTTACACGTAGACGTGCCGAACAAGAAAGACAACAAAAGGAAGAAAAAGAAGTAGAAAAAAGTTTAAAAAATTTAGCATCTCTTGTTGATGGTGATGTTGATAAAGCATACCAACTTTTTGTTGAGGGTGGTGCTAATGTAGATGGAGCAAATGAATTTTACAAAGAATTAAAATTAAATCAAAGAGCAGGTAAAAACATAGATTCTATTATGAACTTTCAAGGTATTAGTAATACAGGTACGTTGAGAGATTATGTTCGTGATTTTGTTACTCCAATATCTGCATTACCTATATCAGATGATGAAGCACCTGCCGCTGGTTTGTATGGTGCATTATTTAAACCTGATACTCGTAAAAAAGTTATGACACAAGTAGAAGAAGCCGCACCTTTAGGTGAACAGACAGAACGAGCATTGAGAAGCACAGGTGTTGATGTAGATTATAGTCAATTAATTAGTGCGGAAGACTACGAACGAAAGAAGGTAAAAGAAGAACAAGAAGATAAAACTTTTGATATGTCTGTCGAAGGCTTCGAGAAGAGAATAGAAAAATTAGACCAAGACATAGACTTGGCTCAGAAAAATTATGACCTAGCCCAAGACAAATTTGACAACAGTAAGAAAACAGAGGCTGACCGATTAGCTTTTGAGAAAGAAAAATTTTCATATGACCAAACAATTCGTAATAAACAAATTGATATAGCTGTTGCGAGAGAGACAAGAGATGCTGCGGCAGAAGCAGGGCAAATTAGAACTACTGAGTTAACTATTGAGCAACTAGAAATTAAAAATAGAAAAGATAAACTAGCACCTACCTATGCCACGTTTGAAGCTATGGTAGTTGGAAATACTGAAGAGTTAAATAGGTTGAAAAATAAACGTAACCCTACATCTAAGGAACAATTTAGAATAAAAGTTCTTGAAGAAACAATTCAAAGAGCATTAGACGGCATAGAAGATATAGAAATAGCAGAGGGTGCAGGAACTGTAGATGCTGGTATAGAATTTTCTAAGAGAAGTTTAGATAGCATATACAAAACTCAGTTTAAAAATGAGATGGAAGCTATCGGTTTATACGATTCTGTAAATGATAAGGTTAAAAAAATAACCGAAGGAAAAAGTGTAGAGTACTTTAATGGAACAGCTAATGCTATTAATAATATGAAAAATCAATTTACTGAAAACCAATTAAAATATATGGGTTTAAAAAAATATATAGAAGCACAACAAATTACATTAGATGAAAAAATAGACGCTTATGTACAAGAGCAAGTAAACAAAGAAGGTAATACTAAAGTAAAAGTAGAGCAGGTAACTACACAAGGAGGTCCTCAGTTAGTAGATAAGGCAACCGTTCAACAAAATGAACAAGCAGGTAAATATAATGTTGGTGACATTATAGCATATCGTACTAACAGAGGTACAACTAATTACTTCTTGTATACAGGACAGGCTTTATTATAATGGTACGTATAGGTTCAAGACATCAAGAGGATGACCAAACACAACAAACACTACCTTCTGTGCGAAATAGTAGTGGCGGTGTACGTATAGGTTCACGACATGATGATGATTATATTCCCCCACCTGCTAATGAAGCTACACCAACTATTGATGAACCACCATCTCCTACAGATGAGGTAGGTATTGATATTGTAGAAGAGAATAGCAAGGTAGATGATATATTAATTCAAGAATACCTATCATCATCTGAACCATACTACGATGAGGAATACCTACGTGGATTAGATTCACAAAAATTAACAGATGTTCTCTACGAAGAAAACCCACAACTAGTAGAAAAACATTTGCCTAATTTATTTGGGCAAATAACTGAGGAAGAAGCACAAGGAGAATTTGCAGGGCAGGAAGCTAGACCAAGAGAAAATCTTACGTGGCGAGAAAAATCTGAGAACACTATTGTAAATTCTTTAGTAAGTTCAGGTGTAACTAAAGATAGGAGACTTGCAAGAGAAATAGCAAGAGATGTAGTAGGAAATCCTAACACTGACAGCATAGTAGAATCTATAGGTGTAGCTGATTTAAGTCCTGTTGGTGCTGTGTATGCATTGAATGAGGCATACGATGAGATAAAAAGATTATCTAATTCGGATGCAGACATAGGTGAATATGCCCTACCTGCTATTGATGTAACACTGTCTGCTTTAGAAGGTTTCTTTTTAGCTAAACCTATAGCAAAAATAGGAAAGAAAATTATAAAAGGTAAAGGTCCTGTTGTAGACACGACTGATGAGATACTAGAAAAGCTAGATAAAAAAGCAGAAGCCTCTAAAGAAAAATACTTAAAGAGAAAGTTTCAAGTTGATACTGCTAAAATAAATACTGATGCGGATATAGATGCGAAGCAAGCATTAGCCGCAGAAAAAGCAGCAGGTAATCGTGAAATTACTAGCGAGTTTATAGATGTATTTGAAAAGCAAACTGGTAAAACTATATCTGATGTTAGCGAAGACGGTTTAAAAACTCTTAATGAAACTAAGGCAAGAGAAGCTGGTTTAGAAACACTAGATAATATAAATGCCCAGACAGAAAAGAATTTCTTTAAGACTCTAGGTGATGATGCTACTGCTAGAGTAGACGATGCTATTCTGTTAGCAGGTCAAGGTGATTCACTTACTCGTCCTGTACTAAGACAAGAAAAATTAGATGGCTTGGTAGCTGCGGCTGCTGAGTTAAAAGAAAAAAACCCAACAGCATTTGATAATAATAAAACTATTATAGACAATTTATTAGAAGCTACTTTGACAGGGGAACTTATTCCCGGTGATGTGTTATTAGATACGTTAAATAAATATGATGTGTCGTTTGAAGATTACGTGTTAGGTGTAGTAGGCTCAGGTTCAGAGGCAGGTAGAACACTAGCCCAACTTTCTAAAATCAAAAGGCAAAGACCCCTAAATGAAATAAGGGCTATGCAAGAAGCGGCAAAAGCAGAGACAGATAATGTTATTCGTAAAACCTTTCTGCGTACAGAAAACATACGTAGAGGTGGCTTAGTATCACAAGTAGCTACTGCTGTACGTAACCTACAGTCTGGCGGTATACGTGCGCCTTTGGAAGGTTTAGGAAATGTTATAGATACTGCTTTGTATAACTATTCACAAGAAGGTTTTAGAGCAGGTGTTAAGTCTCTTGTGCCGGGCAGTGGTACATATAAAGATAGCTTTAGGCACATGAAATATATGTTTAGTGGTGATGCACTTGACGTTAAAGAGTACGTAGATTTTATATTAAAGCAACCCGAACTATCAAAACAGTATGACTTAATGTTTAATAATATTAATGAAATACAAAAAATGACAGGTAGGGGTGAGGCCAAAACATATTTTGGTAAAAAGGTTGATGGCGTATTATCAATGGCAGAAGATGCTGTTGATGTACTAAACGCTCCGAACCGATGGCAAGAACATTTACTTAGACGTGGTGCATTTCTAGGTGAGTTAGAAAGACTTGTAAAACGAGAATGGGGTATTGACCTTGTAGAAAATATTAATCAAGGTAAAATACGTGACATGCTGAATGATGCAGGAACTGTCAGACCTAAAAATGGCAGGTCTTTTAATGACCTTATAGCAGATGCAACCACACGAGCCTTAGATATAACCTACGCCAAAGCACCAGATATAGGTGTGTTCAGAAGTACATCACAGTTTATTGTTCGTAATGGTTTAACAGTAGTACTACCATTCCCACGTTTTATGTTTAATAGTATGGAGCTTATGGGTCAGTACATGGGTGGTGCATCAATACCACTAGCTAAAAAATTAGCTAATGTTGTAAGTGGTAATAAAGCATTTCCTGATGGTTCATTAACTGCAAAGGATAGACAAAGAATATCACGTAATATAGTAGGCTCTGGAACACTACCTGCTATATTTGCTTTTAGCGATGACGATAAAGATGATGAAGATAAGCAGATACTAGGTTATGCGGCAGACTTTCTAATGAGTATGTCTGTTATCGGTGCGGCATATCAGTATAGAATGTTGGATGACGCACCCTCTGATTATAAACTAATGAAAACATCATCAGGAACAAACCTAGACACCACACCTCAGTATCCTATGAGACAGTTCTTGTGGTTAGGAGAAGCCACTAAAAGATTAATGGACGGCACATATGATGATTGGTTTGACGGGAAAGAATTTGGTGAAACTTTTCTAGGTACTAATGTAAGGCAGGGTGTGGGCAATAGTATCATAGATGAGGTAGCAAACCTAGCTACTGGGCAAGACTTAGTAGGTGATGAGAAACTAGGTAAACTAGCAGGAAGACCTATTGCTGCATACCTATCTAGCTGGTTTGTACCTTTTGGTCAGATTATAGAAGCTCAACGTGCTGTAGGTATAAGAGGTACAGAATTTAAAGATACAGGATATGACCCTGAATTAAGTATGGGCGATACTTTTATGAAAGAGCTATCCAGACCTTTTAAAAGATATTATTCGCCTCGTGCTGAAGCAGACACACCTAATAAAGAATTTTTATTTGCGGAGAAGAAGGAACGTGTTGCTCCCATACTAAGAGTGTTGGGTGGTTTAAATATAACTACTGCTGATGAACCGTATGGAGAGTACATAACTAGCTTTGGCTACACTGAGTATGAACTAAGTAGCAAATCAAAAGTAAATAGTATTCGCAACGCTGAGAATAAATATTTAAGAGATGCTCTTCCTGATATAGTAGACGTAGCCAAAGGCTATGAAGACCAGCTTCGTACAGACTACAAAGAATCTGATGAAACATTTAGAGCAATGCAGAGTGAAGAAAAATATGTAAGTGCTAATATGAGATTGTTTTTAAAGTCTCAAATAGAATCTGCTAGAAACGAAATATCATCTGACGGTAAATCCCTTCTTGCTGATGCTCCTACTAAGATGGAATATATGTCTAAGTACAGGAGATTAAAACAAGAAGCTAGAAGTGTTGCAACAATTCAATTTGAAAGAGAGTATGGGCGAGAGCCTGATGTAGTTAATTCTTTAGAAGATTTAATAGATTTAGCTATACGAGGTGAGGAATATCAGAAAGCATACAAATAAAAAAA